ATTAGATACATTAGAATCAAAAATTGGCGCTCTAAATGATGAAATATCAGGCATTATTCAAAACTCAACAAAAACTATTAGCAAAGATGCGGTTATTGGGTATTTAGATGACTTGATGGAAAAAGCTAAATACTCTTTAGCTCCAGATGCTGACATGGCTGCTGTTCAAGCTGTAAAAGACCAGTTTATTGCACATCCACTAGCAAAAGGTAAAGATATACCAGTTCAATTAGCGCAAAAATTAAAACAAGGTACATACAAATCAATCGGCACTAAAAACTTTAATGAAATAGGTGGTTCTACTAAAGAGGCATTAAGGGCTGGCGCTAAAGGTCTTAAAGAAGGTGTAGCTAGTGCAGAGCCAAGTGTAGCTGCATTAAATGCTAGAGAAGGCGATTTAATTAACGCATTAGATGTAGCTGAATCTAGGGCTTATACTGCGTTAAAAAACAATCCTGCTGGTATTGCTGGATTAGCAGGAAATCCTGCTCAATTTGCTGGAATGATGGCAGATAGAAGTGATGCGTTTAAGGCATTGGTTGCTCGTATGATGTATCAAACAGGCAAAGCGGTAGGTAAGATACCTCAAGCTACAAACAAAGGTCTTGTTGGCGTTCCCATGGCTTCTGCTTTAACTTCATACAATCAGTTAAACACAGATTCAGATACATTAAACACAAATGAAACGCTTAACAACCCTGCACAAACAAAGAAAGCTCGTAAAATAGGTAAATTGTTAATGCAAAATGAAAACCAAGGGGAAAAATAGATGGCTCGTAACGGTTCAGGCACATACAACCTGCCAGCAGGAAACCCTGTCACCACAGGGACAACTATATCGTCAACATGGGCTAACACCACTTTGTCTGATATGGCCACGGCTCTTACAGGCTCAATAGCTGCTGACGGTCAAACCACAGCCTCTGGCAACTTGCCAATGGGTAATTTTATTCACACCAATGTCGGCAATGCTACTGTTAGAAACAATTACGCTTCTGCTGGTCAAGTGCAAGATGGTGTAATAACTTACCTTACTAGCGTATCAGGAACAGACACTATAACAGCCGTAGGCGCTGTAGGTATGACTGCCTATGCTACTGGTCAGAAATTTACATTTATTGCGGCTGGTGCTAACACAGGTGTTGCTACATTAAACATAAACAGCATTGGCGCTAAGTCTATTACTAAAAACGGTGCTACAGCGTTAAGTGCTGGTGATATTGCGTCTGGAGCTGCAATTCAAGTATTTTATGACGGAACACAATTTCAATTAATTAGTCCAATTCCGTTTACAGTTACTCCAGCTTTCCCTAGTGGCACAAGAATGTCATTTAATCAAACTGCTGCGCCAACTGGTTGGACTAAAGACACAACTGCTGCAATTAATGATTCTATTTTAAGGCTTGTTACAGGCTCTGTTTCAAGTGGTGGTTCTGTGGCGTTTAGCACATGGAACTCAAGTGGGACAACTGGCGCTTATACTTTAGCGACAACTGATATTCCTAGTCATACTCACAACTCAATAACAGCTCCAGGAACTGGTGGTAGTTCAACTGGTGTTTGTGGTGCAAACAATGCCGCTTCTGCAACTTTTGCTACTACTGCAACAGGAGGTGGCGGTTCACATAGCCATAGCTTATCAAATGATATAAAATACTATGACTTTATAATAGCGAGTAAAGACTAATGGCTAAAGATGCTAAAATTATTTGTCCAATGATGGGCGGTGAGCCTTGCGTAGAGGATGGTTCAATACGCAATGGTGAGTTAGTTGCTTGTCGCTTTTGGGTTACAGTTCAAGGTAGCAATCCACAAACTGGCGAAACAATGAATCACAAAGATTGTTCATTTGCTTGGATGCCAGTATTAATGATAGAAAATAGTCAACAACAAAGACAAACTGGTGCAGCGGTTGAATCATTTAGAAATGAAATGGTTAAATCTAACGAAATAAATACACAAGTTTTAATAGCAAGAACGCAACAAAATTTTATTGAAGGATAGAAAATGAAACTAACGATTATTCCGTCAGATGGCGCAGTTTACGAAAATGAGGTTTGTTATTCTAACTTAACATGGGAAGGCACACCTTCTGATGTTCATGCTTTGCAATGGCAAGATGTTGCAGGTTGGATTGAATATAACGACAGCAAGCCTAACGAAGACATTACAGTCTTACCTACTTGGGCTGACAATGCTATGGCGGCATGGACAGTGGCAAACACTCCAGTTCCACCTTCACCTCCAACAGCAGAAGAAAACAAAGCTACAGCAGTAAGCTTATTACAAGCTACAGATTGGACACAAATTCCAAGCGTTAGCGACCCTTCACTTAGCAATCCTTACCTAGCCAATAAACTGGCTTTTGACCAATACCGTAATGATGTGCGTCAATACGCAGTTTATCCAGTAGCTGGTGATATTACATGGCCAACAGAGCCAGCAGAGAGCTGGGTAAAGGTATAACATGGAAACCCAAAACTTAATTAACATTGTAGGCGGTACAGTTCTTTCTGTTTTGGGTTGGTTTGCTCGTCAGTTGTGGGACGCTGTTCAAGACCTTAAGCGTGATGTAAAAGCCATTGAAGTTGACTTGCCTACATTTTATGTGCGTAAGGAAGACTTAGAGGCTAGACTAGACCGCCTAGAAGCTGTGCTTAACCGTATATTTGAGAAGCTTGACCACAAAGCTGACAAATGAATCAACAACAAAAATTAGAGGCATTATTTGACAAGTTGGTAGGTCAAAGAATAGACGAAGTAGGTATTGACAACGATGAGTTTGTAATGTATACAGAGGATGGCACTTGCGTAGTGCTTTTCTCTGATGAGGACTTACTTCGCTGATATGGAGTCCCTTTCTTCTTATGATGTGGGTAAAAAGTCATTTGAAGGTCGTAGCTACCAAAAAGATATTTGGGCTGCTAGAGAGGCTATGGATGCTCTTCTACAGCCTATATATGACTACAACAATCAAGCCAAAAGTTTTAAGCAAAAGCAATACAAACCTAGGATGGTTTTAACCCTAGGCAACCATGAAGACCGTATTAATCGTGCTATCAACGAGGATAGGAAGCTAGACGGCCTTATCTCTATTGATGACTTGCCTTACCAAGACTGGGAAGTTATCCCATTCTTAGAAGTTATAGTCATTGACGGTATAGCATACGCTCACTACTTTACATCGGGCGCTATGGGCAGACCTATTGGCTCTAGTGCCGCATTGTTATCTAAAAAGCACATGAGCTGCTTTGCTGGTCACCAACAAGGCAGACAAATCTCTTACGCTATGAAAGCTAACGGCCAAGAGATGACAGCTATTATCTGTGGGTCATGTTACGAGCATAGTGAGGCTTACTTAGGCGCTCAAGGCAACAACCATTTTAGGGGCGCATATATGCTTTACGATGTAGAGGATGGTCGTTTTGACGAGCTACCATTGACGCTCAAATACCTTAAGAACAAGTATGCCTAGCACCCTCGGGTGCTTTTTTTATGATACTACACCAAATGCGCTCATTGCACGGCAAGCTACTTATAAGCGGTAGAAGTCGTATTGTCAGGCGTGTAGATAGGACAGCTCGTAAAATTGCCCGTCTATACAAACTACGAGGGAAGTTACGGCTATGAAACAAATCAAACTCTGCGAGTGTTGCGGAGAGCCATACGAGATAGACGATGCTGACATAGACTTTCATGTCTGCCATGAGTGTAATGTGTACGATGAAGATTTAATTGGAATTATTGATATTGAGGATGAGATATGATTGGTGAATTTATAGCAACATTGTTTTTAGCTAGGGATGTAGCACACAGAGAACATCTACGCACTAAAAGTTATTCTCAACACAAAGCATTAGGCCACTTCTATGAAGACATAGCAGGTTTGGCTGACAAGCTAACAGAAGCTTACCAAGGCCGTCATGGCATTATTAAAGAGATACCCATACTGACTGAAGAAGAAAAGTATAAAGAGCCTATCTACTGCATAGCTGAAAAACTAGCTTATGTTGAGAAGAATCGTTACAAGTGCATACCTAAAGATGACTCTGCGTTACAGAACATTGTGGACGAGGTAATCGGTGAGTTCTTGAGCCTAATTTACAAATTGGAAAACCTTAAATGAAGTTGAGCGAGCATTTTACGCTTGAGGAGCTAACCTTCTCACAAACAGCAGTTCGTAGTGGCATTAACAATAACCCATCCCAAGCAGTTAAAAACAACCTAAAAACACTAGCTGACAACCTTGAGAAAATACGCACATTCTTAGGCCATCCATTACGGATTAGCTCTGCCTTTCGTTGCATGGAGCTTCTCT